CTCAATAGCTTCTAACTCGTAGGGTATAGGGTCAAGTAATTCTTTATCTTCTTCGTTAATTTTATATCCAAACGGAACAGTCCTAGCTATACGTGGTATCTGTATCCATTCTTTTTGTTCTTCATCTTTTAAGTCTGTTGGTTGTGGTAACTTCCACTTACCTACACTTCTATCCATTACTTCTTCTTTGGTGGTAATATCATAACACCACCGGATGCCTCTACTTGAACTTTCTCTGTTTTAATTAAACCTGTGCGGTCAAGCAACTCTTTAGCTGCTGACATC